GTCTTCTATAGCCGTGTCGATAAATGGGCGGGCGGGAACATCTGTCACCGTCCCATCGTTACGCTCTATTTGATACCCTTCATGGACAAGAGCGGCATGATCAGCCGTGTAACCGATTACTTTATAGGTATCCGATACATCTTCAATAAATTGGCTATTTTTTAGCTCACCTGTATCTACAATGTCCCGGGGTGAGCCAACTACACCGCCATTTTTTCGTACAGTCTCCCGTGGCCAGTTCCATTTAGTATCTTTTATCTGAAAGTTAATCTCTTGGGCAAATTCGCCCACCATCTCATTAAAAGACTCAATGGCTAATTGTCTTCCTAGATTCCAGTTAATCATTAAAAAATAGCTGTAAGTTATCCTTACAGCTATTATAGCAACTTTAGACTAACCGATTACGGATAGTCAACTCTTATGTCTCGTGGTGAGATATTAATTTGTCTTAAAGACTCAAACAAAAATAACTCATCGTTAATACGTTCTGTGGTTTGTTTACCAATAGTTTCTATGCCTTGAGTTAAAGAATCCGAAAAAGTCTTACAGTCTTGCGTGTAAGTTTTTTGAATAAACCACTGCCCGCAATTGCAGTCTTTCTCGTCTATTATGTATTTTACCTGAAAAGATATATATTTTAAGCCATGATAATTAATATCTGCCGAAAAACTTGAGTAACTTTTCCAAAACTTACACTCTCTTTTACTTGGACTAAGAACGTTTAAAACTTGGTCTTGAAACTCTTGAAATGACAGCATGATACTCCTGTTGATTTATTGACAATCCTAATAAAACTAAAACTTTAGTTGAATATTTCGCTCAATTTGAAGGCATATCAAAACAAAAGATTTGGCGTGTGCGTACTGCCAACTTTGAACATATTCCCTGTTTTCACTTAATAACCCAACTGACCAACTTTGATACTGGCAAGAAAAGGAAATTATTATTCGACTGTCTGTAATGTTTGCAAGATACTCTTCTCCTATAAGAGTATCTTTATGTTGCTCAAATATCCAATTACAATGAGGAAACTTTTGCGTAACTACAGATTGAAACTCTTGAAATGATAGCATAATTACTCCCGTTGATTCGTTGCTGACAACTGATAACTGATAACTGATAACTGACTAATTGTCGCAGGCAACCCGAAAACCGTAGTCGAAGAGCGTTGTTAGATAAGGGATGATCCTGTCACGATTCGCACTGCGACAGATCTTCGGATCGTAGTACCAAGAACCGCCGCGCAGACAACTATCTTCGCACCACTCCCAAACATTACCACTCATGTCATAAAGCCCCCAAGCATTGGGCTTTTTCTGTCCTACGGGATGAGTTGTGTCATTAGAATTTCCCTCATACCAAGCGTAATCTCCTAACTGATTGACATCATCACCAAAATAATAGCGAGTAGTTGTCCCGGCACGACAAGCATATTCCCATTCTGAATTTGTAGGAAGACGATAATTTTTCCCTGTTAGCTGACTCAATTTCTGACAAAAAGCTATAGCGTCGTCATAACTGATTTGTTCCACTGGATTTTGGGGATTGTTTTTAAAGTGAGAAGGATTGGTTCCCATTACCGCTTGATATTGTTCCTGAGTTATTGGATATTTCCCAATAGCAAAACTGTTGACTTGAACTTGGTGTGAAGGCTTTTGATGATTTTGAACATCGGGATCACTATCAGGAGAGCCTACGAGAAACTTACCTGCTGGTAAGCTCACCATTTCTAATGCGACTTGATTAGGTAGTTTTTCGGTCATCGTGAACTCCTTACTCTTAAATGTTTTGTGTTCTAACCCCGCAAGTTTAGCTAACTCAACCAGATCATCTGTATCTGCATTAGCAAGACGCAGGTATAGTTCTTCAACTTCTCGAATAAAATCTGCATCACTCATTTTGTTAGTCCTAAATAGTTGATGATGATAATCGATAACTGATAACTAAAGTATCACTTTATTAACTGTTAACAAACTGTTTATCTAGAAACTGTTTATCTAGATCGGCAAGCTGTTTATCTAGCTCTGCCCGCTTGTCGAGCAAAACATCATAGACTAATGACCATTTTTCGTCAGCTTTTCGTAAATCAATTAGCTGACACTGCACACGGAATAGCTGAGTTAAAACATTATGGTATGCGATTCGCTTTTGGTGCGCTTTAAGGTGTTCTAGATCAGATAGCTTGGCTTGAAAAATCGCAATTTGAGATTTTAAGTAGTCTATTTCAGACTGTAAGTCAGCAAGTTGAGAATCAATTTTGTTGATGGTAGCAGTAGTCATAATCGTGAACTCCTTTGTGTGTTTTGGTATATACCCAATATAACAGGGATATGTTTGTATGTCAAGTGTTTTTTTGTTTTTTTTTCAACCGATAACGACGACATCTTTCGGCGTTAGTCATTGAATCAGGGTGGGGAGGTTTTCCTGCCGGATTGCCAGTAAAATGATGATTGCAATCCTTGCATCGGTATCTCTGTTTTCCTGACACAGAGAACCCTTTTTTAGAGATTCTCTGTGATTGACATTTGGGACAATTAAAGAACTCCATAATCTCCTAGTGTAAACATAGCCTCTATGTCTCCTTTTTTTGCTTTTGCTTTTGCTTCTGCTATTGCTTGACGATCTTCCTCGTTCTGTTTTCTTGTTTTGTCATCCATTTTGCGATAGGCTTTTTCGGCTTCTTTGAAACTTTTAAAAACTGAAACGCTACCCCATACTTTGGTCTGATAGCAATCTTGGAATAAACCAGATTGTAAATCTTTTTTAATTTTAAAGATAATTCTCTCGAAAATGGTGTCGGTAACAGCACCTTCAAAACCGACTACATAAAAAGATTTTCCATTAACAGATAAATGTGCTATACAAGCGGCGCGCCCAGTATTGACACAGCCTAACGATTCTGCTCCTACCACATAACTTAGGTGGCGAGATAACTTGTGTTGTAAAGACTGTTCTTTACTGGTCGCTTGTTTTTTGACAGTCTTAACTTGATTGACTGTGACATTGTATGTCTGTAGTTTTTTCATATATTTTTCTGACCAAGCCTTAGCCGCTTCATAGCTACGGCGGTAAGATACTTTATCATCAGGAAAATAGCAAAACCATTTATCTTTATCGACACCAATACCTTTTTTGATTTCAACTTTTTCTGCTACTGCAACGTAGTGACCAGGTGCTTGTCTGTTAAATTTCATCGTAACCTCTTTTGTGTTTGTTGGCATATAACCAATATAACAGGGATATGTTTTCGTGTCAAGTAGTTTGTCAAACTTTTTTATTATCTTTTTGTAGTTCGTAGATTTACCTATGGTTACACTGATCTAATGTCCAAAAATCTCGGAAAATCAAGCCAATAAAGTAATCACACACTTTTTGACGGATGACAACTGATAACTAATAACTGATTACAGCTTCGGATATTTGTCCAGCACTGTTTGTGCTTTCTGATTTAAAGATTGAGTTATTTGCTCAATCTCTTCGTAGAAAATTTGAGCCTTTTTAATTTTAGGAATTTGTGTTGTTTCGATTGGTTGTTTATCGTTAAACATGACTTAGTACCTCTTGTGCTTTGGTTACTTTCTATTGTGGATCATTCCCCCAATAAAGTCAAGTAAGTGGGAGAATCTTTTCTGAGCAAGTGTACTACTGATAACTGATAACTAGAAACTAACTAATCTCTATGTCGTTAGCGTCAGCGAAGTCGTTGACATCCATGAACCAGTCTGACCATTCATCAGGATCGGATAGATTGACTTTATCGACTGTCCACTGTCCATATAAATATAGCCCTGCTTTCCACTTGTCAGGATATGGATGCTTTGCTTTTTCGGTATCGTTGGGAGTAAGAATAAACTGGAGAATGTCTTTTCCCCATTTACCTTTTTTGATATTGTAAAGGCAAGACAATGCGTCAATTAAGTCGTCGCACTCTTGTTGGTAGTCAGCAAAGTTTTCTGGTAATTTAAATTTAGGTTTTTTAGCCTTGTTATCCGTCAGTTTAGGTTCTGATTTGGTTTCTAATTGACTGCTTTTTAGTTGCTTATTTTCCTGTTCCAGTTGATAAATACGAATTTGTAATTGAGTAACAGATTCGTTTAGAACTGTTATTTGATTTGTTTCTCTTTGCAGTAGAAAAACTGTGCATTCAAGATCATGTATTCGTTGCTTTAAGTTTTCAATCCATGCTTCATTGTACTCTTTGTCCTGCTTTAATTCATGAATGCGAGCCGTCAAGTGGTTAATAATCTCAGATCCTTCTTTAATGTCACGCTGTCTGACATTGTGCATCTCTTGAATAGATTGAGTCAATTCAAGATTTTCCCATTCTAAGTTTTGAACTAAATTAGTTAATTCCTGATTCTTTTCCAAAATTACAGGTTCACTTAATAACCGATCAACAAGCGCAACTTGTCGTTTTTCAGAGAAAGATAACTCATCATCGGTCTTTAACTCATTTTCAGTTTCCTGATTTTCTGGAAGGGTGTATTTACAATTATCAAGAGAATCCCACAAATTATCAAATTCAACACAGTCATCTTGATTATAGTTTTCTAGTGCGTCCCAAAGCTTTT